CTTTTTTGTTGCTAACTCAGGAAAGACACACAATCATACAAGTAATTTTCCTCATTTTGTTTTATTGGCAACTAATTCACTAAGGGTAACGAACTATGTTGATATCAAAGGGGAAACGAGCTATGGATGACGCGAGCCAAGACTTTAATTGTAGAAGTATGTCGAGTCAAATAGCGCCGTATCCCGAGGTATTGGCTACGCTCGTTGAGAGCCTTGAGTATCGCCCCAATTGGCGCTTTCGTTTAGTCAACCATGATCGCGGTCAAGGCTCGCAAGGTCTAACGTTGATCATCGTTACTTGCGGATATGATAGCTATAATTCAGCGAATGGCGAAACCTATCGGGTACAGCACTTTATGCCAGTCCCTCCCCCTGCGTTCAATGAGCAGTCTTGGAGACGCTGGCTATTCGATCAATGCTTATTGGTAGAGCGCCATGAGTGCTGTGAGTTCTTTAAGATCAATGGGAAGCGTCCTTATGCCCCACACCATGGCCCTGGCAACGACCCTTATGTGGTCTTTGAACGCGGCACTGACGAAGAAGCTCGTACAATGTATACAGGTGAGGTGCTCGATAAGCAGAAAGAGGATGCTGGGCGCCAAGCTCGTGAAGCTCGTGAAGCTCGTGAGGCATTGAGCAAAGGGGGCCGTGATCGGGCTTAGAATGCCAACAAGCCTTCCACAACGCAATTGGCCCCGTCAGATCGGGGATAAAATCAGGCGCTCCGATAAGCGTAGCAGCTACCTTGCGTTAACGCTGGGGATTATTCTTGGCTTTATCGTTCAGATGATTATAAGGTTAGGATGAAAACATGCCGCGTGTTAGTGCTGCTTCTCTTTCAGTCATAGGACCGAGCGGAGTTGAGACGATACGTCGTCCCAACCCTCCGAATGATTTGGACGATGAAGAACAACAAGTTTGGAGACACACAGTTCAATCGATGGCGGCCGATTGGTTTCCGCCTGAGACCCATGGACTGTTGACTCAATATTGCCGGCTCATCGTAAGTGCGCGGCGAATATCTGAACTAAAGAAGTCTGTTGAGAAGCCAAAAAAAGGGCGTAAGTTTGACTTGCTTACTTATAGAAGATTGATTTCAGATGAAGCAAAAGTTTCCCAAGCCATTGCTATCTTAGCGCGCAACATGCGGCTTAGTCAGGGTTCTACTTCTCGGCAGGAGTACGTCAAGAAGCGTCCTATGACTTTGAAGAAACCTTGGGACCAAGATGACGACGACGAATAAGAAGAAATTAAGCGAAGGTGATCGCGTCATTCGCTGGATTGAAAAGAATTGCTACATTCCGGAGGGCCGTGACCAAGGTCAACCGGTCAAGTTGCGTGAATGGCAGAAAAATGAAATTCGCGGCATTTATGATAACCCCTTTGGAACGCGCCGTGCTATTATTTCCTTTGGGCGCAAGAACGCAAAGACGACGTTAGCGGCATTTCTTTTGTTGGTCCATCTTTGTGGAATCAAAGCGAAAGTAAATTCGCAGTTGTTTTCGGCGGCGCAATCGCGCGATCAGGCTGGCGTCCTTTTCTCGCTTGCGGCTAAGATCGTACGAATGTCGCCAAGCTTAAGAAGGGCAGTGACAATTCGCGATACCGCTAAGCAACTCTTTTGCAATGAGCTGGGATCATTGTATCGTGCTCTATCGGCGGAAGTCTCTACGGCCTTTGGCCTGTCGCCTGTGTTTATCGTTCATGACGAATTGGGGCAGGTCAAAGGGCCACGTTCAAGTTTGTATGAAGCGTTAGAGACAGCGACAGGCGCGCAAGATAATCCATTGTCTATTATTATTTCTACGCAGGCGCCAACAGACGCTGATTTGCTTTCTGTCTTGATCGACGACGCTTTGGGTGGGCACGATCCGCGCGTTTACGTTAGCGTTTACGAAGCCCCGATTGATGATGAGCCGTTTGAAGAAGAAACAATCCGTAAGGCCAATCCAGCTTTTGGGGACTTCCTAAATGCGGATGAAGTTATGGCGATGGCCGAAGACGCACGGCGCATGCCAGCGCGTGAAGCTGAATATAGAAATCTCGTGCTCAACCAGCGTGTTGAAGCTTCGAGTCCGTTCATCACTACGTCAGTTTGGAAGGCGTGTGGTGGAGAGGTGTTGCCGATCGATAAGGTAATGGTTTATGGCGGTCTCGACCTTTCATCAGTGAATGATTTAACAGCTTGCGTGCTCATTGGAAAGGTGAATGGTCTCTGGCAAGTTCATCCGACATTCTGGTTACCGTTGAAAGGTCTTAAGGACAAAGCGAGAGCGGACCGAGTGCCTTATGATGTCTGGTATGATAAAGGGTTTTTGAAAGCTGCGCCTGGCGCATCGGTCGATTATGAATTTGTCGCGGGCTGGCTGTGGGAGCAATTTGGCAAGTTGAAAATTAATAAACTCGCTTTCGACCGTTGGGCTTTCGTACATCTTAAGCCTTGGCTAATTAGAGCAGGTTTTAGTGAGCAGATGATTGAAGAGCATTTCGTTGAGTTTGCTCAAGGAACAAAATCAATGACGCCTGCTCTTAAGGTTCTGGAAGGCGAGATAAGGAACAAGCGTCTTGCGCATGGCGATCATCCTGTTTTGTCAATGTGTGCTGGTAACGCTGTTGTTGTTGGGCAAGAAGACGCCAGGAAGCTCGATAAGAAGAAGTCTCATGGGCGTATTGATGGTATGGTGGCTTTAGCAATGGCCACTGGCGTGGCACCGCTCGAGAAGCACATTGATATCTCAGCGCTGATCGCATAGAGGAGAATGCAATGAGCTGGTTATCAAACTTTGTACGGAAGTTCTTTCCTCGTAGCGAGGATCGCTATGACGAAGAACTTGATGTCGATAACTCGGTTGTTGACTTGATGAAGAGTAAGGGGATGGACAGCAGCTTTCAATCCAGACGTGATCTGGCTAGAAAGTTAGGTAAGTCAGAGTACAGCGGAACGGCTGAAGAGAATATCTGGCTTCATCAGCAAGTCAAAAAGAGATAGTCCCATGACGATGGCACAGGCAGCGCTGTATATTGGCGTCATAGACGCTTCTGCTTTATTGTTTATGGGGCTTGTATCAGCTGTGCTATATCTGTTTGATATTGAGGCGGAGGGCTTTTGGAAGCGTGTTTGGCCAGCGGTTGGTATTCTGCTTGCGACATCCGTCGCGGCGGTTCTGATCCTGCTGGCTTCAACGTGGATATCTAGTATCTTAACTTGAGGAGAAGTCACATGGCTTGTTTCAGTATGGCGTGGCTTGAGCAGATGTTGGTGTGGATTGTGATCGTTGCTGCGATCATCGCTATTCTTCAGATCATTGTTCCATGGGTTCTGAGCAAGATATCCGGCTTTCTTGGAGAGGCTGTTGGCATCGTTAGCGCTGTAATTCGGATTGTCATTTGGGCTGTTGTGATCATTTTCGTAATCTACATTGTGTTCGCCCTTATCTCCTGCCTGATTGGCAGCGGTGGGTTGCACTTCCCGACTGGTCGATAACTATGCCTTTCCCTACTCTAGGCGGCAGTGGTACTGTTCCTGACAATCTTTCGACTGCTTGGACTCAGGCTCGCACGGTTGCGGGATATGTGAAAGAGCACTCGAAGAGTTTGCGTGATCGATCGGCGGTGCAGAACGTCGGTACGTCGGAGATACTGGATTATGTTAATCAACTCGCGAGTTGGCGTGAGCAACTCGCGGCGATAGCTGCGATGGGAACTCCGATGGCGGACTATGCAAAAGCACAAGTCGCCAATCCTGCTGAAGATATCGTGGCCGAGTTCAATGCGATGACGGCGCAGATCGACGCCACTATTACGAATATTGTTAGCACTTTTCCGAAAGATGCGCAAGGTCGTTTGCTTGCTAAGACGTGGCTTGGGACAAATACTGGGCGAACAGTTGATGTTCAATTTACACCAGCGGACCTTGCAAGTTTGCGTACGCAACTTAATACGTTGATCGCGACGATGAACTAGGGAGACTTGTTATGGTCGGGTTTCCGACAACGGATAACCTGGATGAATATTGGAACCGTGCACGTAGTATCGCGCGGACTGTAAAGGACCGTTCGCAGCAAATGAGCGCGGCGGCTGCGGCTGGCGGAGTACAGTCGATCACGATCCTGGATTATGCGACGTTCTTGGCGGATCAGAAGCTGGCTTTACAAGCTTGTATTGTTAGCGGTATTGTGGCGTATGCTCAGGCGCAAATGATGAATCCTACTGCTGATATTACAACGTTGTTTAACACAATGATTACTGCGATTCAAAACACTGTTGATTGGATCGTGACCAATTTCCCGAAGGATGCTGGTGGATTTTTGTTAGCAGTGTCGTTCGTTGGGGATGGTACCGGGCGAACAACTCCACGTCTATTTACATCGGGTGATCTTGGTCCATTCAAGACGGTGGTCGATGCACTGCTTGCGACATTGGAGTGATGGATGACTTTCCCTACGTTGCCGATCGATACGACTGAAGATGCAGTCTCGGCTGCTTGGGTCGCAACGCGTCAGCTTGCTGGGAGTGTGAAAGATCAGGTTACTGATCTGCGGGATAAGTCAGAGTCACAAAATATTAGTGCACCAGAGTTGCTTACTCTTATTAATGATCTTGCTGATGCGCGTGATCTTCTTGTGGTCAGGGCCGCTGAAAATATTGTGGCTGCGTTAAATTCTGTTGTGGCGCAAGTTGATGCAACTATTGTACTCGTTCGTCCTATGATTCCGGTTGATGATCAAAACCGGTTGTTATCTAAGTCGTGGCTTGGGGTTGCTGGACGGACGACTGATGTTACATACCCGCCTTCCGACTTGGCGGCCTTGCGTGCACAGATCGATACTCTCTTGGCCACGATGGATTAAATGAAAATAAATCGCATATTGACTTTTGCGGAGTATCGGCAGATGAATGATACTGCCGTTTCGAATGGCATGTTCCGGAATGATAAGCGCGTGTTTCTTCCTGGCATGGCTTGGTTTGAGCCTTGGTACTATGATCCCCTTAAAGAGTATCCTGAGCTAAGCCATAATATGATAACAGAGCGTCCCCGTAATCCGAACAAATCATTTTTATCGCCGCACTATTGGAATGACTGGTCAGACAAACGTCCACCGATCGCTGTCGTGTGTCCGAATGGGGAAGTTTGGGAGATTGATCGCCGTAGTTCTAATGGCGATGGTTGGCAGGTAACCGGCGAGTTGCCAGATATTACGTGTACGCCTTCAATAGCCTTAAATGGTTATCATGGTTGGCTGATCAATGGCGAGTTTAAACTTGCCTAGGGAGCCTTTGGAATGGATATCGCAATAGCTGCGTTCGTTATCTTGCTTCGCGAAGGTTTTGAAATCTTATTGATCTTGGCGACGATTGTTCGTGTTATTCAAAGTAATCGACCGGATGCGAGCCTTGTTCCGATCTATAGTGGCAGTGCGCTTGGGATAGCGATTAATTTGGCGCTTGGGTTTGTTATTGGTTTATCGGGATTGCATAATGAATTTGCTGATAAGGCAGTCTTGTTGACTGCTGCGGCGTTAATGCTTTACGTTGCGCGCGGTCTCCTTCTTTTTCGGTTCACTGGAGTTGAGAAAGAGAAAATATTGAGCAGCCGCTTTTTCGGTGCGAGTCCAGCAGCGCTTTTTGTTTTATCTTTTGCTGTGATCGCGCGTGAGTCTTTTGAGGTTCTTCTTTTCCTGGAGGCGTTGAGTATTAAAGCAGGCGGTTGGACAGTTGCGATTTTCTATGGTCTTACTGGAGCTTTTTGGTCGCTTGTTGGAATTTTCTTTATGTTACGTTCGATCGCTGGGCGACTACCGGTCCGATTGATCTTCGCCTTGTCATCTATCTACTTAATCGTGCAATCAGGCTTCTTCATCTGGGAAGCGTTAGCGTAAAAAACAGGAGGAATAAAACATGCCAGCTAATGATGGTGGAATCAAACATGACTATCTGCTGCAGTTCTTTGCATACGAGCATCTTAAGCCAGAGCAGCAAGAGGCTAGCAAACCATTTGCTAAGCTTGCGGAACACATTATGAGCTTGCCAAGCAATGCTGAACGGACGATGGCGTTGCGCAAACTTGTGGAAGCGAAAGATTGCGCCGTGCGCGCGACGTTGATGAAATGAAACAGGAACGGTTGCCGATTAAAAATAGGCATTTTGACGTTCTAAGTTTTAAACACACTTGGATTGTTCCGGCTATTGTTGTACGCGTTATTGACGGTGATACGGTTGTCGTTCATATGGAAGTTATGCCCGGTCTCGTTTTA